ACCTTTACCGTTTTCCCCATTGGTTGGAAAGCGATATTGTTAGCCATTTAGAAAATGTCCTTGCCACCAGCATTGCCAGGCTTAGTTGTAGCGGAGTTTTTGGTGTTTTTATTACCATCAAAATTCCATACAGAAACATACCCTGCTGGCATTTTTCCACCTAAAGAAGTGTTAATTCCATTGGCAGATCCATCTCTAGGTAATGGAGGGCGAACAGCTTTAGATACTTGCTGATTGTTTTCTGATGGTCTTTTATGAGGAGTGCTACCTGTACTACCCTGCGTTTTCGGTTTTAGGCTCATTTTTTGTCCTTTCTTTGACATTTACTATAAGGTAACAAAATACTACGAATATGGCTAGTGTTGTTACCCGTTCCCACATGGGATTCCACATTGTCCAACCGCACATAATGCTCGCTGCTACTAAAGCCATAATCGTTATCAAGCGGTCTGTAATGACCCCTAACGCTAGGCGTACCAAAGCTACTGCTTCCATATTTATCCCCAAATGATCTATTCCAGATCACAGTTTAACCTTACTCATCGTTATCATCAACTGTTCCGAATCCTGATCCCCATTCATCGTCAGAAATCTTCTGTTTGAGTTTCTCAATGTTGACGGCACGATCAATAACCTTGCATTTATCAGTCAAGGAAGCGGTTTCATCCGCCATGACCTCTTTTAGCAATGTGCTAACTGCTTCTTCTAAATCGGGGTTAACGCCTTTGCTTTTCTTACTCATCTATTTCTATCCGATGGTCCAACAATTCCTTCAATAGCGGGGGTTGTGCCAAGAGCTTCACCCAATCTTTGAGTAGCTCCCGCAGGTCTGTTTGCGTAACGCTGTGCAACACGAGCTGGTCTGCTACGCAACGGAACACTCAAACCTCTAACTACTTCTGGCAACATTCCATGAGTTCTGACAGCGCCTTTGACTATTCCTGGCATATCTTCACCCGCAGTTTCCCATCTTGCACGCAATCCAAGTTGGCTACCAAGCATCCCAAGGTTATCAATATCCTGTGGATTTCTACGCAAAGAGGATTTATCGCTTACTTGGTTTCCCAATCTTTCTAAGCTAATGTTTCCTTGTTGAATACCACCTGAATTGTACAAATCCTCAAGAATGACCGTATTTCGATATTTTGGTCTTAAAACATCTAAAGTTTTCTTTAAGCCATCGTTCTTTGATTCAACGGCATCATCCAACTTATCAACTAAATCATAAATTTCGTGAGCTTTTCCACGATCTGATGAAGTTCTAGCTGTTTGAGTAAGTGCATTACGCAAGCGTTGCAAATCATCGCCAGCAATTTTTCCAGTTTGAATGTTATTTAAAATAGAAACCGCAGCTTCTCGTATGGCTGGAACACCGCCAAAACCAAGTTGTTGCTCGTAATAACTTAAATTTTGTAAGAAAGTTGCAGCATTAGGGTCAATTGCAAACTCTTTACCTTTATAAACATCGTCAAATTCTTTTCCTAAATCCTTGATTCTTTGAGTTAAAAAAGGACCAGTAATCTCATCAACAGCTTTACCAGTGCCATTACTAGCCAATCGATTTGCAAGAGTTTGGTTATGCTTATCCCATTTCCCAAAAGCATTAAAAGCGCCTTTTTCAGATACGGGAGCATCTGCACGAACTTGGGATGGAGATAATTTAAATCCAAGGCGCTCTGCAATACCCGCAATACGCTCACCTTCTTTAGTAGTGCTACCAACTACTGTGCCAACGGTTCTAGCGCCCATTGGTAAAGCCATGCCTACATCGGCAAGCACTTCACCTGTCTTTTGCATAAAACCAGTTTTAGCAGGTGGTTCAACACCAATTTCTTTAAGACCTGTGCGAACTTGTTTAGTTGTTGGAAAGAATTGACCTTCTCCACCTAGTTTTTCACCTTTACCACCAGTAGTTAGAAATTCCTCGGCTTCTCCAGGCGCACCTAATAATTGCGTTCCCGCACCATAAGTAAGACCGCCCATTTGTTGCGCCCAAGATGGATCACCAGGGCGTTTAGCAATAGATTTACCTGGTCTAGAATCTGGAGATGTAGCCCAGTCTGGAGCAGGAGATACTGTAACTGAGGGTTCTTTAGCCCAATCTGGTGTGTCAGCCATTTTTATCCTAATGTGTCAGGGTCAATACCAAAACGATTCATAAATTTTTGTTTTGTTTCTGGTGTTTTATTTTGTTTGTAATAATCAATGTCAGATTGAGCGGGCTTTGGTTTTTCTACTGAACGCACATAAGGATCAGGTTTAGGTTGTTCACCACTAATCTTAGCTAGGATTTCTTCAGGAGTAGCGTATCTGTTAATTTTTTCCAAAAGCATTAAATTGTTTCGTTTTTGATCTTCTGTGTATCCAGGCGCTACTTCTAAAGCAGCCTTTAGCTTTGCAACCACATCGGCAAACCTAAACGCAGCAGTTTCATAAGTATCTTGTGGAGTAGCTAAATACAAGTTTTTTAGTTCTGTAATTTGCGTTTCATTTGGCTTATACCCACCGTTCATCACATAAGCCAATTCAAGAGCCATACCACCCGCAGCAGCGTTATACCGTAATTGGTCTTGGCTTGTCATAGTTCTAGTAAGGTTAGCAATGGCTTCAGATGCAATTGTTCCTTTGCCAACAACGCCTCCTAAACCGCCTTTACCAATATCAATACCAATGTTTTCCATAAGCTCAAGAGAACGCAATGTTTCATTAGCAGACCTAATAACGGTGTTTTGGAATCGTTCATTGATAGCAGACTTAGAACCTCCACCCTTACCGCTAACAGAATTTCTAGATGCCAATTCCATAATCTTGGTATGAATTTCAGTGTTCTTTTTAGCAATTTCATACGCTACATCTGCTTTACCAGATGCAAGTAAAGCTGCAATAACGCCTGGGTTCTTAGATTCTATTTGCTGAGCTTGGACTAAAGCAGCTTCTTTGTCAGTAACCCTTAACTTTTGATATTGCTCTAAGTCTTTAATTAACATTTCGTTTGCAGACTTAATACGAGCTACTTCTTTGTCAAAAATCTTTTGCTCTTTTTCAAATACATCTTTTTTGCCTTGTTGCCATCCTTTGAGCATACCGCCCATAGCATTTAGTGCATTAAGACCTGATAGCTTTCCTGAACCACCAAGGGCTACTCCCATAGTGCCAATCAAGCTAAAGATTGCACCCAACTCCATAGCGTTTTCCTGAGTAGGTTTAAACTCAGGTGGCTTCTCCATCTTGCCTTTAATGTCTTGGTAATAAGCCTTATCTTCAGAGCTAATTTTTTCAAGAGCCTTACCTTTTTCTTCAAGCGCAGTAGATTCTTGAAGCAATTTAGCTTTAATGCTTGCTTCAGAAGCCTTTTCACCCGCAGCTTGCTGTTCTTTCAAAAATGGATACTGCTTCATTCCAGTAAGAACTTCTGGAGCAATCTCTGGAGCAGGAGATTCAGTCTTTGGTGGCATTGCGGTTGGATTGATAGCCATTATGTACCTACTTGTGCTTGAATTGGTGATTGTTGTGGAGCTTGCATATTACCGCCAGCAACATAGTTAGCCAATTGTGAATAGAAATTAGTAGTAGCTATGTTAAGTTGCTGATCCATTTGCAGACCAGTCTTAATAGCTCCCATAGCAATATTGTCACCAATATTCATTACTTTCAAGCCGTAATTGTATTGATTGTCTAGCAAACTTTGATAAATAGTAGCTAGTTGATTGGCTGATTGTTGAGATCCAACACCACCCCTATTTGCTTGTCCTTGAGCTAATTGAGCTTTAGCAGCAGCATAGGCTTGTTGGCTTGCAGGAGTTAATTGACCTTGCTGGGCTTGAGCTACCAATTGCTGACCTTGTTGTTGATAAGGAGTAGCCAATTGTTGTTGTTGAGCTTGTGCAGCAGCAATCTGATCGGCTGTTTTACGGGCTTGTGAAGCTCCATAAGCACCTAAAGCACCACCAAGACCTAATCTAGCAGCTTGATTTCCAGTTAAACCTAGTCCTTTTAGCAAATCAGACATACTAGATGGTTTTCCATCTGGGGTAGCATTTCCAGCATCGGGTGTCGTTGGCTCTAATAAAGTAGCTGCGCCTGGTTTGTTTGTATCTACTAAAGCACCTCCACCACCAAATGAAGTGGCTGCATTAGGTGCTCCAGAAGCATAAGTTGGTGTTGGTTGATTTGGATCACCTCTATAAATTGGACTTCCACCACCGCCAAATGGATCATAATTTTGCGGATCAAAATTTTGTGGTTGTGGGGCTTGATCTATTGGTTGAGGTGCTTGATCTATTGGAGCTTGATCCACAGGAGGTGGTGCTTGCTCAATTGGAGCTTGTTCAATAGGTGCTGAATCTACAGAATCATCAAATTCTGGCAATCCAGTATCAGGGTTTGTACTACCTTTACCACCCCTCTTTTTTAAAAGAGCTGCTTCTTTAGGAGTGATATGAGCAAGAACGCTGTCTTTACCACGCCCTTTTGAGCGTAATAATTGAGCAATAGATGCTAAATCCGTTCCTAGAGTTTTTGATATATTTGCCATTTAGATTCCTAACGCATTTTTTAAAGATTCGGTATTCCAAACATTTTTACGAGGTTCATCTGTACCTAACAAATAAGGTTGTGAAGTGGTTGAAAGATCTGGTCTAGAGCTTAAACCACTACCTAATAAAACGCTTGATAAATTATCTGTAGGTGCAAAAGCAGACGATGTTCCAGTTGGTGTGGTTGGAGATTTTGTTTTAGGTGGAGTGGTAGATGTATCTCCACCGCCACCGCCACCGCCACTTCCAGATCCGCTTCCAGAACCCGTACCAGATCCAGTACCAGATCCAGTACCAGATCCAATACCAGATCCTGTTCCAGATCCGCTTCCCGATCCTGTGCCTGTTCCTTTTCCAGAACCCGTACCAGTACCAGATCCAGTACCAGATCCTGTTTGTGTTCCCGAACCAGTTGACCCACCAGTACCCGTACCTGAACCAGTGCCACCACCTCCGTAACTTACATCTGGAGCTGTACCAGTAGTCCCACCAGTTCCAGTAGTTCCACCTGGATCAGCACCACCACCTCCACCGCCTCCACCGCCTCCACCAGGAGATCCAGTAGATGGACCTCCAGAAGTTCCGCTACCTGCACCAGCACCAGATCCAGGAGTGGGAGCTTTAGTAGGGTCTGCTGCAATTTGTGAATTTACAGAATCAATAGATTGGGATACTAAACTTTTAATTTGCTCGGATTGAGTTGGATTTTTTGCAATAACATCATTTAAATTAACTTGATTGATAACATATTTTTTATTTGCATCATCCCAAACAATTAAATTATAAAAATCTATTCCGTTTTGAGCGGTTGCTCCAGTACCAAACAAGCTAGTGTATTTAGACAATACATCGGGAGTGCCTATAGACAATAAAGCCTTTAATTGAGTTTGAGGATCGTTTGTTGTAGCAGTAGGAGTTTTAGATGCTACATCTTTTGCTAATTGATCTGCCACAGCCTTATCTTGCGCTGCTTTAGCTGCTGCTGCATCCGCTGCTGCCTTTGCTTCAGCATCTTTAGCTGCTGCTGCTGCATCTTGAGCTTGTTTTGCTGCTGCTGCATCCGCATCGGCTTTGGCTTTTGCTGCTGCTGCTGCATCCGCTGCTGCTTTATCGGCTGCTGCCTTATCTGCTGCTGCTTCTTGGTCTGCTTTTGCTTTTGCTGCTGCTGCTTCTTGTGCAGCTTTAACATCACCTTGAGCCGTAGCTACTGCACCCGTGTAATTAGTGTAGTCAGCGTTATAGTTGCTAACTTTTAATTTCAAATCAGCAGAAGTAGCTTTATAAGTAGCTAAATCATTGGCATAAGAAGTTGAAGCAGTAGTAATTTGATTGTTTAAATTAGTAATGGTTGCTTTATCAGTGTTCATTTTAGAAAGAAACCAACCTGCACTAACATTTGGTATATCTCGTTGTAGTTGACCTAATACACTACCTAAATAATTTGGATTGTGTGATTTTGCATACTGTGCGTATGCTTGATTGTATCCAGCAAGAGCAGAGTTGTAATCAGCGGTTGCTGTGGTAATTTGTGGCGATGCTGAAGCGTATATTTTTTGATACGCAATAGCAGCATCATTTGTTGCTTTTTGTTGAGCCAAAGCATTTTGAACATTTTGTTGAATAACAGATTGTTGTTGCAACAATTGTTGCGACATTGATTGAATTTGACTGGTTAGGTCTGCTGGCAATATGTCTTGAAAATTAGTGATTTGCTCTGATATTTTTTGAATATTAGGAGCTTGTAATTGCGCTTGAGCATCCGCCGAAGCTAAATCTTTTTGATATTGGGCTTCATCTTCGGGGGATAAAGGCGCAATTGATCCGCCACCAGAAGCATCGTATTCAGGTGGAGCGGGAATAACCTCTATAGCACCACCGCCACTACCACCACCTAGATCTATCCAATTTCCATCTTCATCATACATATAAAATCACCTCATTGTGCAATGCAAAAACCCAATTTTTTTTGGAGGAGGGGAACATTTAATAAAGTCCTAAAGTTGCAGCTATTTGCTGATGAATTGAATAATGAGTGCCTAACCAATCGTAAAAATCGTTTTCTTTATTGAAATCTACATCCAACATATTGAATGGATTGCTTAAATTTAATGCACTAGCAATGGCTTGATGCTCTACTTGATGAGCCAATAACCAGTCATCTAGATTGTCAATATTGGCATCTGTAATGGGGAATTTAGGGTAAGAATAGCCTGTATCAGTCAATGTTTCCCAAAAAAGGTAGTGTTGCACCCCATTTTCAAACAAAAACTCTCCTAGTGATTCAGGATCACCAAATTTAACAATAGAAAGAGTTTCCATGTTCAAGATTTGTCAGCCTTTGTATCGAGCTTATCCATAATGCGATTAAACATCCCTTTGATCTCGGCAATGTCAATTCTGTAGTCATCTTTACGAACATAATTGTTAGACATATCTTGTTCAATTTCTTTTTGACTTTGTTGAACTAATTTGATTTCTTGCCACACTATGCGCAAAATCCACCCTGCAACTGCTCCCGCAATTGTTATTCCAATGTTAAAAAGAAATTGAATATCCATGTTATGCGTTGTAGTAAGGGATCTTCACGAGTACGCCATTTAGATCAAAGTTAATATAACCAGCAGGAATAAGCTGCATCGTTGCTGATGTGTAAGTTACATTTGAAGCGGTATTAGCAGTATGGTTAACAGTGGTTACATTGATTGTACCGCCAGTAATTGCCACATTACTAGAGCTTTGAAACGCCATGTTTCCAAGACCACTAACCGCAAGAGTGACATTGGCTCTATTCCCAGCCGTGTCATTAGCGGTGGTAATAGTGATATTTGCACCAGGTAAAAAGTTAATAGCTGGTTGCGATGCAACAAAAATACCATTGTTTTGAACGGTTACATTTTGGTTAACGCTATTGGCTAGTGCATTTAAAGTTACGCTACCTGTTAATGCGCCACCGCCAGTAAGACCTGTACCCGCAACAACGGATACTGTATTGGGTACCGCTCCTGATACTTGAGCTACTGCAATAGCAATTGCCACATTAGTCGCTGATGTAGCCCTGCCTTTAGCATCAAAAACGACTTGAGGAGTAACACTAGCATTGCCGTAAGTGCCCGCAACAACACCGCTAGTATTTAAAGTTGGATTTGGATAGCTACCCGTTAGATCTCCACCCGCTGTACCGCCTGGAGTGACTCCCGTAATGGTCACATTGGAAGCCGAAGTAATCCGACCTTTAGCATCTACGGCAATTTGTGGTGAAACCGTTGCGCTACCATAAGTTCCCGCAGCCACCCCAGAAGTGTTTAAAGTGGGGTTGGGATATGTTCCTGTAAGGTCACCTCCAGCAGTTCCACCTGGAGTAGTTCCAGAAATAGTGACATTTGAGGCGCTACTTAGCCTTCCTTGAGCATCTACAGTAAACACCCCGTTAATGGTGGCATTTCCATAAGTACCCGCAGTTACCGAAGTATTGTTTAGGCTAATAGTGCCTGTGGTGGTAATTGGACCACCCGTTAAGCCTGTGCCTGTAGATACATTGGTAACCGATCCGTTACCTGTGCCTGGGGTGAATCCTAAAGCGGTAGTGACATCAGCACTAGATAAAGTTACATTACCTGTACGGGTATTAAAAGCAGTAACGCCAGCATTGGTTAAAGTGACATTGGCAGTTAATCTGCCACCACCAGATAAACCCGTACCCGCAATAACATAAGTAGTGTTAGGAGTTGCACCAACATCACTAGCACCTAAAACAACGATACCTGTTTGACCGTTTACGGAAGTAACAGCTCCAGTTTGGTTATCTACTTTTTCCCAGACTGTGCCATCAAATACTGCCCAATCGCCTACTTTCCATGAAGTAATACCGTTTAAATTGGTACTACCTGCAACAGAAACGACATAGTAAAAACCCTTAGTACCTACAGAACTTTGCAAAAATGGGTTGTTCGAGTTGGCATCCCAAGTGCTTTGGTATGTTAACGATCCCGCAAAGTTGCCAGAAACCTTGAGCATTACATTCCATCGCCAGGAACAATATACAAAGTTGCGCTATTGGCAGCAGTAATTGCTGTAAACCAAGCTCCTGGGTTAAATGTCAAAATTTCATCTGTATTGGGTAATACATACAAGGTAGTAGTGCTGTTACCTGCTCCAGCAGTAGGAATAACGCAGTTTGTCTGAGCTAAAGCCTGTGTCTGTGCATACGATAAAAAACACCCTTGAGTGGTGGATGAGTTAATAATTCGGTATTGCATACTGCTACCTGAACTTGAGGTAGCTTGTATGGCATTTGGATAAGAAGTAGCAGCCGTTAAAACAACGGTGTTACCAGATGGTGTAAAAGCGTTAATTCCCATATTTACTCCTGTGGAGTTTGTGTTGGCAATTCGTTTTTAGCTTGCTCTGCTTGGTACGCTGCGATTATTTCTGGTGTCCACGCTACATTGCAGATAGCTACAACATTAGCTGGTGCGCCAGTTAAATCAGCTTCGGGTGCAAGTGAAGTGCGATGGTAAGTTTGGCTAATTTGGTTGCCGTCTTCCATAATGCGTGTAGCTTCACGATACAAGACTGTGCCGTTTTCTACTACTGTGATTTGGTCTACTACTGTTTCTTTAGTTAATGCCATGATATTTCCTTTTTATTAAGTGTCTGACTAAGCTAATCTGGCTTAGTTAATTAAACTGCATAAGTTATGCCTAAATCAATTCCTGGAACTGCACCAAAAGTAGGAAAGTATATTCTTACTCCTCCAGGATACGCAGAAATTACATTTATAGGGATTCCATTAGAATCATTTGCAAATCCACCATTCCCTGTACCAGCACCTGGAGTAAATGGAAGCCCTGTTATATAACTTGTTCCACCTACTCCAGCCATACTTGTTGCATAGGTAATAGTAGCTTGTAAATAAACCACTCTTCCTATTTTTGTATAAGTCCCAGTAGCAGCAGTATTAGCGCCTACAGTTGTAAAACCAGTTAAAGATGGTGTCCAAGTACCTTCTTCATAGTCATCTAGTGTATTTGCATCAGATGAAGCGGATTGGGTTGCTGGGAAGGCAATGCCTGTGCCTGTTGCTGAAGTGTTACCACCAGCTAAACATAAAACTGGTGCAGTTGCGTTAATACGCATTGCTTCTGCATAAGAAGCAGCACCTGTTGATTGACCAAACACAATAGCTGGAGTATATGAAACGCCAGCAACTGCACCAATATATGCGTGTTGTCCTCCTGATGGCGTTGTGCCTTGAACAGCAAAGTCTAAAGAACATAAATTACCTGCCGTACCGTTGGAATTATTAATTCTTGCAATATATCCAGCAGGCGTTCTTGAAGCTCCTGTTGATGTATATGCAGTTGCATCAGAACCAATTACATCAAGCCTTCCATTTGGAGTAGCAACACCAATACCTACATTTTGTGAAGTATCTACAGTAATAGCTTGAGTGCCATTAGTAGAAATATTGACAGCTCCTCCAGAAGAAGCTATCACTACATTAGATGTGCCGTTAACAATAGAATTTGCGCTAACATTGATCGTACCGCTAGTAATAGTGACATTGTTTAATGTGACATTACCAAGCGTGGTAACAGTGTTTCCTAGACCAACGGTAGTATTCCCAATGGTTACTGGCGTATTAAAGTCAGCATCTAGGTTACTTAAAGGTATGCTCGTTGTAGCATTACCAAATACATACGGAACTCCAGCCATTTAGAACCTCACTCTCAATTCATGTTCAAATTCAAATGTATTGACCACAAAACCTGCTGAGTTTGAAGTTTGTGTCAATCCTAAATATTTACCCCATTGTTGCGCATCTGATTTATACAGTTCATACCCTGTACCACCTATCCAAGATATTACAGTAGAACTGTTGTTAATCCAAGGGATGATATTGCTAGAACTGTTGTACCAAGTAACATAATTACCCAATACATAAGGAGGGCTAGAACCTTGTTCAGAATCTACTGTTACAGCAATTTCTACGCCTGTAGTGGTGGTAGCTTCAACCGCAAATTTAAGAGCTTGCTTGGTCCGAATTGGATCGCCCATTGGATTTAATGCAGTCTGAATACGACTGGTAATTGCCGATGTTGAATCCTGATATAAGCGGTACAAATCTCTGCCTCTTACACCGTACATATTGATAATTCCACTTACAGGTACGGAAGTGGTGTACTTCATATCGTTACCTTGGCTTGTAATAAACCATTTTTTCTCAAAAAACACCGCTTGGATGTACCGATAACTGTTAGTAAAAGTGGTATCGTGGTATCTAAAATTAAATGCAGCGCACAAAATGTTGTTTAAAAGCACCTGACCAGCCGTAACCTCCTCAGTCACAAAGTCAATATTTGGAAACATTCCATCCAAAGAATCTGACAATTTGCTAGTTGTAGAACCTACTAAAGCGTAAACGCCATAGTTGTTCATAAACAAAATGGATCGAAAGTAAGGAAAGATAGCATACGCTAACTTAGACCCTACCGATGCGCTCACATTAGTATTAGTGAATATAGTATTACCAGTAGAAGTAACCCTAACATCCGAAAACACATTGATGGAATCATCCCCAAAAATATACAAAAAGTTATTAGCAGAAATGATTTGCTGTATGTTTCCATGTAATGTTCCGTCTGTGATGATGAAATTACCCGCTGAAACGCTTGTAAAGTCGCTATACGACCCCGCAGCCGAGTAATAGATAGTTCGCCCTTGGGCAATCCAAACACGCCCTGAAAAGCTCGCTATTCCTGAGTTTTTGTTTGAGTTAATGTTGGCTTGTAATACAGCGCCTGATCCACCGCCTCCCGCTACCGTAGCGGTAATATTGGCAGAATTAGTATAGTTTGTACCATTGTTGGTCATAATGACCTGAGTAATGGTATTGCCTGAAATGATTGCCGTTCCTGCTGCGTTCGTGCCACCGCCACCAGAAATTGTCACAATTGTATTGGCAGCATTGATATAACCAGAACCACCAGAAATTACATTGACATAAACTGTGCCTGTGGCAAAAGTAGTAATTTCAGCAATAGCATTAGCGCCTGATCCACCGCCACCACTAAAGGTAACGGATAAATTAGCATTATTTGTGTATCCCGTACCGCCATTTACTAAACTGACGGAAGCCACTGTATTGCCACCACTTACTAAAGTAGCTACCGCATTAGCTTGATCTCCGCCTGTTTGATCTGGTCCTGAAATAACTACGGTAGGTGCAGTGTTGTATCCCGTACCCTTATTAGTTAAAGCAATTGTGCCAACTGAGCCTACGCTGATTACGACATTGCCATCCCAAGTAAAATATCCCTTGTCTGGGTCAAGAATAAGCATCCTATCGTTGTACCACTGAGTGGTGTTAATAGGATAAAGTTCAGAAACACCAACAGTAGAAAAAGTCCCCGCTGGCGCTACATTACCAAAAGTGTTGTTGTTAATGTTGAAATATTGAGCTGATCCATCCGATAAAAATCCAACAATGTAGTCTGAAATGTTTAAATTACAAGAAGTAAAGTAAACAACATCGTTACCAAAAGTAACTGCTACATTAGAGCTGTTTTGGACTGCGCTACTGTTAGGAACAATTTTAATGTTTCCTGAACCAATAGGCTGAGCATTTTCAATCCAAGAAAATTCATTTTCATCAATTGCAGTGCGGTTTGCTTTAGTGTTAAGACCTTTAAAAGCCTTAACAACCTGATATGACTTTTTCTGTTCGGCTGCTGCCATGATTAGTATGGACTACTGTAAACGCTAGGAATCCTACGGGTAAATGTACTGTTAAGCACAGATGCACCCTGTTTGCTGTATTCCTGTTTGTAAATCTCGGCTTCACCATAACTTTGTTCATAGTATTTAGCAAGATAAGCAGCGTAGAACTTAACCATAGTGCTATACGGATCGTTTATTACATCCGTTACTGTTGGCGTGTTTAATGACAATGGATTAGGCAAAACTACGCAATCAATCTCAATTTGATAGATTTGATCGGGTACTGGTCCTAAATAGATTTGTCCTTGACCATAAATACTAAAGGCTAAAGGTCTGCCAATGTAGTTTTGCCAAAATCTTAATCGTGCATTGAAATCACTCCAAGCTAAGTAATCCATCGGTACACGAGTATTACCCCAGTACAGATTGATGTTGATAATGTCTAAGACTGTGTTTCCAGAGCTTGGTGACAATGGGGATGACCCCATTAACTGTGTCAAAGCTGCATAGCTAATGTTCTCGCAATTACCCACATAAGTCAATTGGGCTGACCCGTCTGCAAAGGGAGCTGTTGGAGGGTAGTTGCTGTAATTGTTTGTACCGTTAGCAGGATAAGGAGGTGCTGTAGAACCTGAAGTTCCAGCGGTAGTGTATTGATAAATAAAAATATTTGAAAAAACAAAGCTGTTTAAAGTAACGGCTGTGTTTGCTACCCAAGCAGTTGGGTTAGCTGGTGTCACACTACCAATGGTGGCTGTGGGTGCGACTTGACATGGAGTTTGCGTAACAACAATTTCACGCAAACATCCAGTATCTCTGACAGCTCTTTCTCTGGCAGAGTTAATGTAATCGGTTAACTGCGAATCGCTATAGAAATTCCCGTTAGCATCATGCAGTAACCTACGGACTTCCGTAATGTACGAATTAAGCGTTGCCATTTATTGACCATAACTCATGCTACCGCTTGAAGGACTTTTCCCCCGCCCTTCCTAGAGGTTGGGAGGGGTACTCTTTCCACCAACGGGGATAACGATTGGTTCTTGCTTGGGGGTTGGGTAGAAATCTCCCACTGGGATAAAAGCTCCATGCCTTTTTCCAAGTCATTTTGAGAAACAATCCACCCTAACCTTGCCAAATAAGGCTCTTTGTTGTCATCTCCATAACCAAAAATGTGACGAGCTACTTCTTGTGGAATCTCTACAGTTTCATCTTTAGGGAAACTATAGAACACTCCCGCAAAGCCATCTTTTAGCTTTTTGTCAGAACGATTGGTTACGAAGATATTTGACATTTAGAAACTCACGACATCGCCAAATACGACAATATCAGCAGTGTTACCGTTACCAGTAGCAGTTGTGACATTGACGAACAAGGCTTGGGTTGTAAAACCAGTTACGGCTGTGTTTGTATTATATGGAACTGCAATATTCAAGTCCTGATAAGTACCAGCGCCAGTAATACCACTGAGTACCACATTGGCTACTACAGCGTTAGAGATGTTGCCATCTTTACTTGTAGTAATTGAAATATTGGCAGAAGCCATACTACCCGTAGGATTTTGAATAGTCACTCTGCGAAGAACGACTTGTCCAGAACCTACAGCAGCGCCAGCATTAGTTAAACCACCGCTTAAAAAAGGAATGGTAACACCAGTGGTAGTACCGTTTCCTGTTGTATTTAAAGCAGTGGCTTTAATGTAGGCAACACGACCATAGCCAATCGAATCAAGGTAAAACTGCCCTAATGAATCTGAATTAGCCATTTATCGCCCCTTAACTGTTAAAAGTGCCAGATACAGGAGAACCACCATTTACAGTCACTAATTGCACTGTAGCGTTAGTAGTAGCCAATAACTGAACATTCACACCATCAGAAATTACCATGCCACCTGAGTTAATCGGATACACATTTGACCATGTAGCCACATTAGAAGTGGAGTTGTAACTTGTAACAGTTTGAATGACCACATTGGTTGTGCCAACTACTAGATAAGTTCCAGCAGGTACGACATTTCCAAGGGTGGTTGCAGCGATATTTGAAGCGTTTTGAAAATACGAACTTGGCGTATTTGCATAAGTACCTGCTATGAGGATTTTATTTAAACCGAGTGCCATGACTAATTCTCCTTAGATTGAAATAGAGTTATAGCCAGATACTCTGGTCATTGACTTAGGCTTGGTGCTTACTAATTCAGCAATCATCAAGACAGCGCCAACATAACCAATCTGCCAGTTAGGTAGAGTGGACTCAAATCCAGTAAATACAAACGAACCTTGATCGTGAATATACAAGCTCAAGTAGTTTGAGTTAATGAAATATACAGTACCTTCTGGGCAGTACGGGTCTGGAT